TTTTGAAATTCTCAGTAAAGTAACCTTCAACAACATCTAATTGCTCAAGAGTAGTCATAGCCTCTAAGTCTGAAGACTTATAGAAAGTACCATTTACAGTTTTACCACCCTTACCTTTGTCAGTTCCAGTCCCAACGAACTGTATTAAACCAACAGCACTACCTCCAGCTAGGTTCTTCTGAGCAGGAGAATAACTACCAGCAGTTTCTTTTTCAATAGCATGAAGTATCTCGTCAGGGCTAACACCCATAGATTCAGCTATACTATTAATCTTATCGTTAACCCCTTCCTCTTTCAAGAATGCAGCTCTGTTTTTTGCTTTCTGTGACTTTGTAAGGTTTGTCCCTTTAACTATAGCTTTATTACTCATATCTATTTATGTTTCCAAGTTGTCATTTCATTTTGAACTGCTTTACCAGCTTCTTGGTATTTACCACCAGCCAATAAATTCTTAACCTTACCCATGAATGGTTTATCAAATACTCCCTCACCACCAGTGAGTTCCATACCTGTAGGCTTGCCACTCTTGTCTACTACAGTAAGAGGGTTGGATGAATGGCTATAAGCCCCTTTAGTCATACCACCTGTTTTGTAGGTATTCATATATGTTTTCCTATCTTCCAAAGGTGTATTCTCATAATCTCGTTCTACGTTAGTTCTAAACATTTCTAAACGGTCTTTACTTGGAAGACTCACCTTAGTATTGTCAGAGTACGTACTATTGAACTGATTAAAGAAATCGTCTTTAAAATCATCTCCTTGTATTTTTTTCATAAAGGCTGCCTCTGCTTCGTACTTTGCTTTTATCTTTCTGTAAGCAGGGTCTTGTTCGTATTCCATTTGCTTGTTAGGCTTTATAGTCCCACCTTCTTGGTATCCAGCAAATTCTTCTTGACCTTTCATAAAGGAAGCTTTCGAATCCTTCTGACCTTTGTCACGTCTACCTTTCTCTTCCTGCTTCTCAAATTTACTTTTCTGAACCAAGCCTACTCCTAAACCAACTACTGCACCCGCTGCTGCACCCCAAGGTCCTGCTGCTGCACCCATAGAAGCATACTTCAATGTAGAAGAAGCTACATCAGCTCCTCCATATTTATCGTCTGTATCTAAAGCGTCAATTGCAGAACTACCTATGGCTAATCCAGCACCTAACTGGTTAGAAGTGTTTTCTTTCTTTTCAGCTTTAACTGCGTCAGCTTCTGCTATTTGTTCTGGAGTAAGAGGTATATCTGTTTCACCACCTCCTAAATATTTTTTAGTATAACCACCTCCGTAATATAAGTTGTTAGCTAATTTCTTTTCTTGTTCAAACGATAAATCTTTTATCATGTCGTAGTTCTATTATGTATTAAAGCACCAAACAACTCTATTAAACCTGTATTTGTACTTTGTGTTTTTATAATTAAATATTGCCCTGTTGCTTTTGCAGTACCAGCAGTATTTGTTATTGGTATTATGTGTTTACCGTTTGCTGTTCTACTTAAAGACGCGTTACTAGTGAAAGCAGTATTACTAACTGAGTCTGTAAATGTAAAAGTAGTAAATTTTTGTGCATTTTCATTTCCAGATAAATACATGACTAATTTATCAAACTTTTTAGAGGTGTATACATTCTCATTACAAACAAAAGTTACATCTAAACTATACGTGTTGTTTACATCATAATAAGAAATATGGCTAGAATTATTATCTTCTCTATATATTTTTGAAGAATTAATAGATGTAGTCGCGTTATTGCGGCCTATTGTTAAAAGTTCTCCTGGAACGTTTGCAGATAAACATACAACGTCTTCTTTTTTAGAAACCATTAAATCATTTAACTCACTATAAACTAAATGTGTAACGCTTGCATTATTTGCTGTAGTTATACAAATACCTATTTCGTCGAATACTTTATTATAATATAATGCTATCCCACCTACCGAATAATCCAATGGCTTATCCCCTATAGTGGAGTTTTTTAAAGCATTAAATATGCTAGAATTCTGAGTAGTAATACCTAAATCCTGTACAGCTATACCTTTACCAAGTACTAACTTACAAAAAGAGGACATATTATTATCGTACCAATATGCCGATGTGTTAGTTACTAACATGTTATTAAAGTGTTGACTACCATACATAGTGTCAATGTAATCACTTCTTTGTATAACTTGTCCAGTACCTGTGACAATAGTTACTTCTGCTGCATCTGCATTATCTACAACTACTCTAGGGTTAATAGAAAGTTTTGCTACTGCGTTTTGTTGTATAGCAAATAATTCATTTCTTAAATTAAATATACTATATATAGCTCCTTTATTATTACTTAGTTCGTGAATTTCATTTGCATCCCAAGTAGTAAAAGAATCAAATAAATTACCTGCTAATTTTAGATTAGATGCTGCTATTAAATTACTATAGCTATTAACATTTTTAAAATTTGATGGTTTTTGTAAAAACGTTTTATTAGTATTTCTACTTGAATACGTTTCGTTAATAAGGAAATTATCTTCTACAACAGCTGAAAAATCATCAGTTGAGCCAAAAAAGATTCCATCTCTTAAATCTAAGTTTACGCTTGACTCTACTGGAAATATTATAGCTGTTGACGGAAAAGCTCTAGACGTAAAAGTTGTAGACCCTATGTGCCATTTTCTTAAAGAATGCATATTTATATATGTATCCCCTCCAAATACAGTATCAAAATTATTAGCTGTTGGTGTAAATCTTACATGCCCAGTAGATATATATTGATTTGCTTCGTAGTTAGAAGCTGAGCTACCTCCGTATTGAATTGCTGATACATTTCTTTTTAATTGGACATACAACTTAGAAGCAAAAGCAATATTTGCCGTTCTAGAAGCATCTTTCCTGTTTAAAATAAAAGGACTAAAAGTAGACATATCAGATGTTCCTATCTCAAAATCAATATGTTTTATTTGGTCTCCTACGTCTGGTCCTAAACTAAAAAATAAAGTTGTTACACCAAATAATGTCACTTGTTGTCCACTATTTAATGAACCTGAATCATATTTATCAGTAGTAGAAGCTTCTGGAAATTGAGAAAATACAAAAGTATGTTCATTAAACCTACATCTGTTTACAAAATTATGACCTATCCTACCTGTTCCGTGTGCATCAAATCCCATCCTACCTTTATCTACAGAAGCACCTGGAGACACTACTTCACCATACTCTACACCTTTAATAGATTCAGCTTCTGTTGCTGCTTTAGTGTGTACAATACTTGATTTAAATTGATTGTAAATTACTTTTTGAGAGTGTTGGAATCCAACATCTGCATCATTTGAATTTGGATTAAAACGTCCCGAAAGAATATTACCAGTGTAGATACCATTAGTACTAAACCTTTGCTTTAAATGTTTGAAATCATCTAAGTCAGTTATTGTACTAGAATGTGGAAAACTTTCATCGTTTAAATCTTCTGCTCCCGCATCAAGCCTACCTACTACTTTTATTTTATCCTCGTCTTTTCTAGTGTATTGCAGCTTCCCTAATACAATTTCTGGACTATCTAAAGTAAAATCAGCGTCTGATAAACATTCGTGACTTTGTCGTCCAGAATAAATATTACCATAATGATGTCCGTTTTTATGTCTTAAACTACCATTACCTTCAACGTTTGCGTGTATTATAGATTGATTTATTACACCAGAACATAGTACAGACTTATCTGTTTGAGTTCTATCTACTCTTACAATAGAATATCCGCTTATTTTAGCTCTTGTAGCTGCTGATAATTTTACATTAAATTGTGGATATAAAGCAAATCCTTTAACATCATCTGTTGTAGTGTCAAAAGTTAAAGTTGTGGCTGTTCCTGTAGCTGTTGTAGCCCTACTTATTACTATAGAATTATTGTCAGACGCTACACTTATTACCGTAGTGTGTGGTGCTATACCAGTTCCTGAAACTACATCGTGAACATTTACTCCTACACCACCACCTGTCTTATTAATCGTAGTAGCTGTAGAGCCATTCCAAGCCCAAGAAGAACTTCTATTAGGTATGTTTCCAGCATGTTTAAAGGTTGTTACACCATCATCATTTTGAGTAATTCTACTGCCAGATGAATTATTACTTACATAATCCATTGTTCCGTCAGGCATTCTAATATCACCTATAGGGCTAACAAACCCTGGATTCCCTGCTTTATCATAAAACAATATACCAAACCTATACACTTCACCTCTTTGGTATCCTGTAAAATCTTTGGTAAATAAAGGGTTTTTGTAATTCTTATAACCTCCTGCTTCAGTTGGTTCTAAAAATCCATAATGAGGAACTCTACCAACAGTTGTTTCTGCTTTATTATTATTACTACCCGTATCAAGTGTTGTAGAATTTCCAAAATACTGTACTTTAGTTAAGTCAAATGTTTTTGTTGCAAAAGTTATCCTTACCCCATCTGCTGCTGATGCAAAACCTACTGTTTCTGCTCCAGGTACTTTTACACCATGAACTGCATTTATCCAACCATAATTACCATCTAAATACATTGTATCTGCATGTATGTTAGGGTTTTCTTGCTCGGTATGCACTGCTGGGTTACCCGCTCCACTAGAATTGTATTTATATGATTTTACTCTAAAATCTAAATCTATAGAATCTGCATTGTTTTTTAAGTTAGCAGCAAACAATCTATTGTCTTTTATTGCTAAATCAGCACAAGTATCCCAACTTACATGACTTCTTAATAACTCACCTATAGATAAAGAAATTTTGGTTTCATTACCATTATGAGTGTAATTAAATGAGCTTGAAGTAATTATACTTTCTGAAATTATATTTGCTGTTATAGCACCTTCACTAGAAGTATAAGTTATATCTATAAGTTGTATAGTGCTATACGATTCATCAATTTTATTTATAGAAAGCTGCACTGCATTTGCAGAGTTTGTATCTAAACTACCACCAAGTGATTCGTGATAATCGGAATTAGAACCTGTTTTTAATATTTGTATAGGATTGGTTATAGCAGATACTCTTGATGTTTTACCGTCTGTTGTAACTAACCTATAACAATAAGAATGAGAACCACAACTTACATTACCACCACCAATAATATCAGTAACATTAGGGGCTAATAATATAGATTGTCGAAAAACATTTAATTTTTCAGCAGGTAAATTAACATAATAACTAGGGTCTTCTTTAAGGTTTAAAGTTCTTAAAGGGTTTACACCATCAGTCCAATATATCCTATGAAAATGCTCGTTTTCTTCAGAAACCTCAATTCTTAAAGAGGTTTTATCTGTTAATCCTAAGTCTGATTTAAGTAAAGTACTTCTGCTTAATAAAGAACCATCATCGTTAATTGTAATTTTAAAAATAGCATCTTGTACATCAGCATTACTTGCAGTAGTTAAAACAACTATATAATCAGAAAAATTAGCAACTCCTACTATGCTATATACAGTTCCTGAATATGAAGCAGAACTGTATCCATTACCACTACTTATTGTATAATTAGTGATGGATTGTTGACCATTACCAAGAGTATGCGTAATCCGAGGCCTAAAAAAAATTGTCATTTCCTCAGAAGTTAAATCTTCTTGAGCTACAGTTATTGTTCCTGAAGCACCAGCACCAAAAACTACTGACATAGATATTTTTGCTGCTACTGTTGAATTAGTTAAAGCCTTTAAAACACAATGATATAAAAAATCTCTAGCACCATTATTATTACTTATTGATATTACACTTCCAAGCGTGCTTACATCTCCAGAATTAAAATTTGTAGTTACTGAGGTAAAATTTACATTTCCTGTAATAATAACTGTAAATCCTGTAACACTAGGGTTAGTAAGGTCATCAATAGTAGAGTTATCTAGTATGGTAGCATTACTCATAGTATTAGCAATAGTGCTTACACTAAGAGTATCAAATAAAGTGTTACCTTTTGCGTTTTTAAGTACAAAAGAATTGTCATCTCTAGTAATTAACCTTGCGTTAGTAGCTGATTTGTATGTGTCTGCTGGTAATACATTTGCATCTATATCTGACATCATCCCCTTAGAGAATGAATTTGGTTTCTTAGTAGGTTGTGCCATTGTTAAAACAATTTGTTTTCATTACTATTAGGCTTAAGAGTGTTCCAGTATTTACTGATATTTCTCCACTGCTGTTTAGTAGGCATATTATCTCTACCTCTAGCTTGAGCACACTGAAAAGACCACTCTTGCTTTAAATCTTGATAAACATATCTAGGAAGTTTTTGATTGTAATATTCTCTTCCTTTGTATTTATACATAATGTAAGAAGCAATAGCATCTTCATGAGCTGACGATATAGTAGGGTATCCTTCTTCGTCAGTTGATATAGCATCGTAATGAAGCTTTATAGTTGTTCCGTCTGCTACATCTATATTTAAAAAACCCCCTGATACATACATATCTACACCCTGGTCATAAGAAGAACCCGATATATCTAAAGGGTTCTTGAGTTCTATCATATTAAGAAAGTCAGAAGGAAGTAAAACTTTCTTGCTTGTAACTACAAGTGAAACAACTTTTTTATCAAAAGTAGTGTAAGAGCCAATCTTTTTTTCTGCCTCAAAAGCCCACTCTACAAAGTTATGAAATTCTCTTGCAGCATCTTGTATACCTAAATTACGTATAACTGCTGCTACAACTTGTTTAACACTTATTCTAGGATTTCCTTTCATGTTTGTTGTTTTATTATCTCCTTAAATCTCCTCAAGGGCAATACTTTATATTGATTATACTTGTAAGGTCTATCCCACATAACTTTTACATACTCATCATCAAGTATAGGAACTTTATATAAAACAGTCTTATTTTCTCTTTTACTTGCCTCAACATCTAATCTTACATGAAAAGGTCTTTTGTGAGGTAATTTCTTTGTATAAATAGAACCCAGCTTTACAGGCAGTTTAAAGACCTCTTGCTGTTTTGCTACTATATCTATTGTATTATCTAAGAAAGACTCCATAATAGAGTAATACTCAGCATAAGACATAGCTCTATCACTTCTCTCCCCCTTAATTCTTAGACTACTCTTTATAGAGTTGTATATATCTTTAATAGATACATATTTGTCTTTGTATTTCTTGTAAGTATTATTACTTGCCTTTTGCCGCGTTTTCATCAACTTGGTTGTTTGGTCCTTTCGACGGTACGCTCATAATGATGCTAAATTCTTGTTTCAATACTTCCTTAACTAATACAGCTATTAACTCTTCTGGTATAGGGTATTGAGTTGTATCATCATTTACATAAGAACTAACCTCTGTTGGGTTAGAAAATATACCATTAACCTCTACAGAACCTCCAGAAACTATTGTGTCTCCTTCCCAAACGTAAAGCTTTCTATCGGATAATGTTGCTATCTTACTTCCTGCACTTAATATAAATCTTGAGTTATTCACGAACATCCTGTCGTGGTGTTGTATTATAGGTAGTGATGAGTAGTTTGAATCAATAGCTGCATCATCTTTATATGCTACACTTCTAATACCTCTATTGTCATTAAACCCTATTACATGTTTTATTGTAACTCCAGAAGAGGAGGGACTTATAATATCCATTTGAAAACACACATTAGAAGCTTTCTTTCCATTATCAGTGTATTGCATTAATAAATTAGCTCTATGGTAATGCACCATAAACTTAATCTGTCGATTGGATATATCAGAATCATCAGAAGCAACGCCTCCAGAGACTAAGTTTTTTATGTTATATGTTATCTCATTTAATGTAGCCATAATATCTTTTTAATAAGAAAGGGCAAAGTAAGGAAACCCTACTCTACCCTTTCTAGAAGCAGGGAGCAAAAAGCATCTTTAAACTCGTCGTTCAGTTATTTCTGCCTGAATCATTTGGTATCTTGGGTCTCCCAACGTTGCAAGTACCTTACGAGCTGCAATCTGACACACCTCTTCGTGTGTAGTTGCGTTTAATTTTAAAATATCAGTAGTGTATTGTAAATAAGTTACCACAACTACTGTGCTTGCAGTAAAACCAATAGAATGTATATTTCCACCTTTAAAATACAATACTGGATTAGATGCATCAGCTTTATTAAATGGGTCGTTCAGATAAGCTGAAATGTCGCTTATTTGTATAACTTTAACATTTACATTAGGTGTGGTTTTAATATAAGCAGATAAAAATCTACCATACTCTAAACCTGTTACAGCACCATCCATTGTACCTATATCTACAGCTGTACCGTCTACAAAAGCTTGGTCTGCATTAATAACTAAATCTTGTAGTTTATCACGACTATCTTGCGTGTTTTCAAACGCCATATAATATTGTTGAATAAACTCATCCACACCCATTTTAATGAATTCTTTTAATTCATTATTACTAAAGTATGCAGTTGTTTCACTTTCAATAATATTCCGAATACGTGATACAGCGTTATCTACAGTCATTTAATTATTTCTTTGCAAGTTTCTTTTTAGGCTTTTCTTCACCTCTTATTTCATGCTTCAAGATAGCTAAAATATCTTTGTTATCTTTTAACCAAACTAGCACTTGTTCTTCGTTAGTTCCTATAGCTTCTTTACCATAGTAGAAGGTCTCGTTCTTATAGTTTAACTTTTTAGCCTTCAACGCTTCTATGATAAACACTCTAAGTTCTTTCTCTGGGTCAAAATGAACCTCCATAAACTTAGCGTGGTTACTTTGAGCCACATTAATTGCTTTAGCTCTTAACACATCTGAGCTAGCATTAAGGTTAAAACGACTTAATATTGCAAATACTTTTACATCAGCGTCTGACATTTTAGCTGCTTCAATAATAGCTTGAGCAGAGGTTAATGTTTCTTTAGTATCAGCTTCTTCTTTTTCTTGTATGTCAATACGACTCCAAGCAGCTAATATAGACGGATGGTTTTTTAACCAGTCATCTGTTATTACATCTCCTTCTATAGAGGTATTTAAGATGAATGAAGCACGACTTGTAACAAACTGTTGTTCTAGTCCGTTTATATCTTTTAACTCGTGCAATCTTCCTGTTTTGTCTTTGTATGCACTTCCAAAATTAAAGTTAGTAATCTTAGAGTGCTTCTTGTTTTTGTAATGAATAAGGTTTTTTGTAATCTCCATGCTTGCTTTTTTTATTGTTAGTTAAAAAACACCCCCTCCGAAGAAGGGGTGAATATTATAAATTATCCTGCAAATGTTATAGAACCAATTACATCTTGAATTACTGTACAGTACCAAAAAGAACCGTCACATTCAAATTCAATTGTTTCACCACCTGTAGCGGCAGCTTCAATAGTTACAGTATCTGCTAATAAATTTTTAGCACCATCTGCACCAGCATCAGCTGTAGAGATAGCAACTATAGTATCTACATCAGCAGATGTAATTATAGCATCTCCAGCACCAGCATTAGTTAAACAGTTAATAAATTTAAAGTTTAACCCAGCTTTAAGAGCAGGTAGCGTGTAAACCACGTCATTACCATCAGTCATGGTAACCATTACTACAGAACCTGACTCTTCTTGAGTAAAGATTCTAGCCGTAGGGCCTGTTGTAATAATGTTTCTTAATGTACCGCGTGAACGTAGTAAATAATTACCAGTTGCGGATTTATCATATTGCTTAAGGTATTTTTCTTCAGCCATTTTATTTGTATTTAAAAGTTTTTAATTTAATTTAATTAGATTGTTAATCCAGCAGGCATAATTACACCGCAAGATTGTGGGTTACGAATAATGATACCAGATTCAGATAAGATATGACATTCGAAAGTATCATTACCGTTAGCAGCCATCATTGGAGACGGGTCGTTAGGGTTAATCATACCAGGAACATATTTCTTAACATAGTTTCTGTTGTATCCTTCAGCACCTTTAGAGATAAGCTCTACGTTAGCTACACCATCTTGAACACTCATATCCATAACTACCATTAATCCTGATAATTGTGAAGTGTTAAAGCCAGTACCAGAAATACCTGAAGTCATAGTAGCAACATTAGGGTCATCAAAACATGGATTGTGTACCAATTTGATGTTGTTACCTAAAGCAGAGTAAGAAGTAAAGTTAGTTCCTACAGCTACACCTTCACCAGATTTAGATGCAATTAAGCTAGAAGCAGAACCCATTGTTGCCAAGTGAGCAGTCATAGCTTGTTGGAATTGAATCATTCCTTGCATTCCAGTAAATACTACATATTCGTTACCTGTTGCCTTTAATGAACTTAAAGATAAAGTACCAATGAATTTTAATAACTCACCTTCTGTAACTCCGTTACCTGCAGTACTAAATTGATTAGCAGAAGCAATTTGAGCTAAGATTCCGTCACCCATAATTGGAAGACCGTTAGCAACTGCACCAGCATCACCAGGATAAGTAATATCTCCAGAAACAGAAGACTTACCAAACCAACGATTCAATTCAAGTTCGTACATGAATTGGTCAGTCATTTGTTGCTCTTTAGTAAAGTACCATAGTCTGTGACCATTGTGCTCAACCCAAGTAACATCATGTAAATCAATACCATTAATCTTACACTTTCTACGAGAAAGAGTTAAGTGGTTTCTGTGAGTTTCTGGGTAAGCATAACCTTCACCAACTTCATCACCTAAAGAACCTTGTCCATAAGCTGAACCAATTACGGCAACAACTTCTGTTACAGCAGCAGAAGCACCAGTAGCAGAAAAATTAAAAGCATCAATATGCTTAATTGTTACATCAGTGTTTCCATCTGCAGCAGTGTTAATTGAACCTACAGCAGTTACTAATGCGGTAGCACCACATTCGAAACGAACTACATCGTTTACAGTTAGCATACAGTATTCCTCAACACCAGTAGTTGTTGTATCACTTTGAATCTTAAGTGTTCCTACAGTTCCAACAGAAGCATTAACAGCATAAGCTACATCAACTCCAGCAGGAGCTTTGTAACGTTGCATGATTTTCCACTCGAATGAG